GCAAGGGCAACCTCGCGCCGCCGTTCGGGAAGAAAAAGAAGTAATCGTTGACAGACGTAATTGCGGGTATACACTCCCCGCCAATTCATTGATTTTAGGAGAACATCATGGCATTTGGTCGTGGCACCAAACCAGCGACGATGGTCAAGCCGCTGAAAGTGGTACAGACCTCACACAAAGGTCCACCCCTGTCGCTACCGAAGCCGAAAGTCAGCGGCGCGAAGGGTCGGGGTAGCACCAATGGCGGGTGTTGCGGCAAATGACCCCGCTCGATCGGGAAACGGCGGAAGTGATCGACCGCCTGCGCCGATCGAAGGATGGTCAGCAGTTCGCTGCGTTCCTGCAAAAGGCTTTTCATGAGGCGCAAGGGCGATTGCTTGAGGATGCGGATGCTGATCGTTGGCGCTCGCATCAGGGAGAAGCCCGGGCATTGAAGGTCCTCGTCGAAAAATGGAATCCACCCACCACAGGCTCCAATCAGTAGGTTGGCCCTGTACAACGGAGAGATCTGAATGGCAGTCCCATCAGCGGTAACACGGCGGCGCGAGGCTGAAGAAGCGAGCCTGCGTGCACAGGGTATCGACCCGAATGCACCGCCCGTAGCAACGCTCAACGGTGGCGGCAATGGCAACGGCAACGACGCCGACCATAACGCACCGGATACCACAGCACCGGCTGGCCCGAATCCGAGGGATGCGGCAGCGGCAGGTGGTGGCGAATCGGAGCAGCAGCTACGCGAACGTATCGCTGAACTGGAGCAGGAAGTACGGACCAACTCGGGCCGCTCGTCAACGGCACAAACCGAACTGGAACGCACGAAACGCTCGTTGGACACCGTTCAGGAAAATCGCCAGTTTCTCGAACGCACGGTGCAGGAACAGCAGGAAAGCATCGAGCAGTTGCGCAAGCAGCTTGAGGAATCATCCCGTACGGCAACGCTATCGACGACCGATCGCGCGCTGGCCGAATTCGACAACGTATCCGATCCAACGGCGCAGGAATTGTCGACGTTCGGCGAGGACACCGTCGCGTTCGTCACCAAGCTCGCACGCAAGCAGGTGTCGGCAGCGGTCAAACCCATGCTGGATCGGATGAAGGCGGTGGAAGGCGCGTTGGGTAGGCTCAAGGATCTCGATAGGTTGCCCGGTCTGGAGCAGGCGGTCAAAGCGACGTCAGCACAAACCGAACGGCAGGCAAGTGACGAATTCTTCCGCAAGGAAATTCTCACCTTCTTCCCTGACTTCGAAACGGTACGCGACACCGACGCATGGAAAACGTACCTCAATCAGGAAGTCCCCGGACGGGGGATGAAGGTCGGGCATCTGCTGACGCACTACCACAACAATCACAACGCGGTGGGTGTACGCGCGGTGCTGACTTCGTATTACGACGCGAAGAAGGGCACGCCGACCCGCGACTCTCTGGCAGTTCCCGGCAAGGCGCAGACCGAAGGCAAGCCCAATGGGGCGAAGCCACGGTTCAAGGCGTCTGAGTATCAAATCAAGCTGCGGCAATTCATCAACAAGAAGCTGCCGAAAGCTGATTGGGAAACGTACAAGGCGAATTTCGATGCGGCGCTGAACGACGATCGTGTCGACCGCGACGCAACCATCTGATCATTAGGAGCGAGCAATGCCCCTTCCAAGCGCATCCGGCTATCCTGCGTACTCGGGTAGCCTTATCCCCCCGATGTTCTCGTCGAAGCTGGTCGAGCAGTTCTACTGCACGTCCACCTACGCGGACATCACCACCACCGAATACACGGGTGAACTGAATCGCTGCGGCGACCAGATCACCTTCTTCCGCTCCCCGCGCGTGCGCGTGCGGCGTGGCCAGAAGGACAGCACGATCCGGCACGACACGATCGACACCGCGCCGATCACCATGGTGGTCGACAAGGAACTCGAATTCTCGGTGAAGGTCGCCAAGGTCGACATGAAGCAGATCTGCAACTGGGACGCGTGGCAGTCCTCGCTGCTGAAATCGGCTTCGTACAACATGGCCGAAGCGATCGATCAGGAAGTCCTCGCGCGCATGTATGTCGAGGCCGATCCGACCAACAAGGGCGCGACGGCGGGCATTCGCTCCGCGTCGTACGATCTCGGCACCATCGGCGCTCCTGTGCTGGCGACGTCGGCCAACATCTGGGAAGTGCTGTCGCGCATTCAGGGCGTGCTGCGCGAGCAGTGCCTGCCGATGGACGACATTTTCCTCGTCCTGCCCGATCAGGCGCTGCCGACGCTGCTGAATTCGCCGATGCTCAATGCGAATGCGGGGCTGGGCGGATCCTGCTGCAACATCGCCAGCGACATCATCATCAACGGTAAGCTGCCGCAGAAGATCGCGGGCTTCGACATCTACATGTCGCACAACGTCCCGGTGGTGCAGGACGGCGGCAAGGCGGTGTTCGAAGTGCTGGCCGGTTGGCGCGGGGCGACGGCGTTTGCGATGCAGATCGAGGAAACTCGGGTCATCGACAACGACAAGGATTCGTGGGACGTGTTCCTGCAAGGGATGTCCGTCTACGGCTACAAAACGATCCAGCCTGAAGGAGTCGCGGCGCTCTACGTCAATTTCGACTGATCGCCGAGATCGCCTTTAGACAACCCCCTTTAGGAGAAAGTAATGCCTACGGACTTCCAACTGTATCAAGGTGGCGTTGGCGGCGCGACCGGCAACCGAATCTATCAAAGCGCAAACCCTGCGGCGAATTCCGTCAAGGGGTACGCCGATCACCAACGTCGGCGCTCGTATCAGGTCACCCGGCAGATGAACTTCGGGTCGATGGTGCCGCAAGGCGGGCTGGCCGTGCAGGTCAAGCACGGCGACTGGCAGTGGTATCAGGACTATCTCGCTGCAGGCGGCGTCGATGTTGCCGCAGGCGACCACATCAACATCATCCTGTTGCCGAAGAACACGCGGCTCGAATTTGCGTACGCGCAGATTCTTGCGGCATCGACGGTGGCCGGGCTGACGTTCGACGTGGTGCTGCGCTCGGGTGCTGGTGCCGATACGGCGATCGTCGGGCTGACGGGACTGGGTGCGGTCACGCCGAACCCGCTGCCAACGGCACGACTCGACGCCAACATCCCGGCGACTGCTGAAGCGGCGTACCTGTCGCTGAAGATTCTGACGGTGCCCGCCACCGGTCAGAAGCTGGCCGGGCTGCAGGCGATGTTCACTGCCGAAGTCGTCGACTGGGGACAGTTCGACTTCAACGGTAACGCGTAAGGCGCGTTTTTGCGGGCGCGCAATCTTAACGGGGGGCTTCGGCCCCCCGCCTTTTAAGAGGGTTCCAATGGTACAGGTAGCACAATCAACCCAGTCGGAACAGAAGTACGTCACCGATGGTTCCCATGTGTATCACTACAACGAACATCTGGACGAACTGCTCGCGCGTGGCGATCTCAAGTATTGCGAGCGACCGCTGGTGCCGAAAGCGCGCAAGCCGTCCTTCCAGATTCTGCCCGACGAGCCGATGATGGAGGACGCGCAGTTCGCACTCGCCAGCGGGCTGGATGCGGATGACGACAAGGACGGCCATGGACAATCAGCATCGTGAGATCAAGGGTTACCGCGAACTCGACGCGACCGAGATCGCGTTAATGAACATGGTCAAGATGAAGGGCGAAGAACTCGGCGATCTCGTCGGCGAACTACGCAAGGACGCGCTGGTTGATCAACGCTGGGTAAGCATCGGCGAGACACATCTGCAGCAGGGGCTGATGGCGCTCACTCGCGCGGTGGCGAAGCCGACGTTCTTCTGACCATGTTCGCATCCGAACTCTTACAGGCAGCGGCGACCGAACTCAACGACCTTGAGCCGGGCGCGGAGTACACGCGCTTTCCGCAGGCCGAGTTGATCGGTTATCTGAACGAGGCACTGGCGCAGCTTGCGATCGCCAAGCCGACGCTGTTCCGCACGCTGACGACGCTCACACTCGGGCAGGGCGCGCAGCAGTTGCTGCCTGACAGCATCGAATCGGTCGAGGACATCATCTTCAATGTCAACGCGGATGGTTCGCTCGGTGCGCCAATTCTGCCGGGTGCTTTCAATCTCGAACGGACTTACGGCAAAGGTGTATGTGCAACAGAACCCTATTCGGTACGGTCCTTTGCGTCCCTCCCGTCGAGCGATCAGTTCTACTTTGTGGACCCCCCGGTACCGCCCGGCGCGACCGTGCGCGTACAGGCACTGGTGACGCTGGCACCGCAGGTTGTGACGGCACCCGAGACACCGATCGATCTGCCCAATGCGTCGCCGCTGACGTACCGCAATCACCTGAAGGACTGGATGCTCTACCGCGCCTTCTCCAAAGATACTGAATCGCAGACATCGGCGGCGAACGCGCAGCAGCACTTCAAGGCGTTCTATCAGGCGGTCGGCAATCCGCCACGCACCAAGAAGGCGGTGCCGTTGCCCGACGCGGAGAAGCTAGATGCCCCGACCATTGAGTGACTTCATCCCGAACGCGCTCGGCATGCGCGGGCTGATCGGCGTACCCCCGGCGATCGCCGAGGAAGCGATTCGGCAGGCAGCCATCGATCTGTGCGATCGCGGCGGGGTGTGGGACTTCAAGCTGACGCTGCAGACGCAGCCACGCGTGTACGAGTACCCGCTGCTGATTCCGGAACTGGCGAACACCGCTGGCATCAAGTCGGTGTCGATCAATGGCAGCCTGCACCTGCCCGACTTGTGGGGCGCGCGGCGCTGCGGCTGCGGCGGGCGCTCGTTCGTACTGCTGGGACTGCGCGCAATCAGCATCTACCCGGTGCCTGACGAGGATGACCCGGCGTACGCGACGATCGAATTGTGGCTGAAGCCCGCGCAGGACGCGTGCGAAGTGCCGAACCTGCTGTACGACGAATGGGTCGACTCGATCGCCAACGGCGCGGCGGCGCGGCTGTTCGCCATCCCGAAGCAGGACTGGAGCAACGCCGGGCTGATGCAGCGGTACACACAGATATTCGGCAACGACATCACTCGGGCCAAGAACAAGCGCGTGCTGGTACGTACGGCGGGTCCTTTGATGATGGTCGGAGGATATTTCTGATGGGATGCGCTCCGTGTCTCGATGACAGTGATTGGTGTGGTTCGGAAATAGCTACCGGCACATGCAAGCAAAGACGCTATTCCGGCTGCGACTGGATCGCGCTATCGCCCGCGACGGCGAAGGTGTTCGTACGCATGCTGCAGAGCCTGCAGAACCCGCGCCAGTTCATCCCGAGTCAGACACCGGTCAACATCAAAATGTACCGCGAGGGGATCAACTGCGTGGTCGCCGAATACCCCGCGTGGCAGCGCGATTCCGCTGGTTACGTCGGGTTCTATTTCGATGATGCGCTGCTGTCACAGGCGGCGGGCTATTACGTCGGTGACGTGTTCTTCGGCTGCGACTACTGCTTCTCGCTCAAATTCCGGTTGGCCCCATGCGAAATTATCGTCGACGACTGCCGCACTGAGCAGCAGGTTGAAACGTGTGGCGCTGAAGTCTGCGCGATCTATCCGGCGATTGGCGAAGGCACCATCGGCGGGGTGAACTGCGCGTCACCGCCCGTTTGCAGCCCGTGTGACGACACCTGCGGTGCAGTTCCACCGTATTTTGACGACAGCAATCCGAACGATTTTGTGTTCGATCCGTGTCAGGCGGGCTGCTTCTTCCCGGCTACCACATGTACGCTTCCAATCATCAACCCAGTCGCCGGTACGT